TTATTTAGCTCCCTATGATAAATCCACATAGTTAATTTTCAACTTCATTATATCATGAATTTGTTCATTTTACAAGTAGCTAAAACACTGTGTTTATGCGGTTTATTGAACTTTTTGAACTCACAAGGAAGGGTTCAGCCACACTGGTTAGTAACAAGATAGTAACACAGATTATTTCAGAAGCTTGTTCACCATTGCCTGAACTTCACTGTAATTGTATCCTGCTGCAACCAATCTGTTCTTTCTGTCAACACCGTTTCCCCACTTGCCATTGATTACTTCTTTTGCAATTTCGGTCACAGATTTCTTGACAGGAATATTTTCAATTGCAACCGCTGTTCCGCTTTCGGTTGTGATGAATGCTTCAAATCCTGATGCTTTCAATTTTTTCATCATTGCATCCGCATTTGCTTTGACACTGAAAGCACCAACTTGAACCTTGTACAAAGTACCAACCTTGACCATGTAGGTATCAAATCCCTTTGCTTTCAGTTTTGCAGCCAGTGCATTAGCATTTGACTTCACGCTGAATGCCCCTGTCTGCACTCTGTACAGTGTTTTTGTGGGTTCAGGTGTAATTGTACCATACTTTTTGAAAAAGTCCTTTGCAGCGTTTCCTCTTGTCACAGAAGCGGTTTCTTTGCTTCCAGGTGCTTCATAGTAATAGCACATTGTGTGTGCAGCAGTGTAAGCACCTTCTGCTGTATTCGGAACTGATTTCAGGCAATCCCACACTTTTGTGTATGCTTTGATTTCCTGTGCAAAGAAATCAAGCTGCATATTCATACTTCCGATTGAAGCACCAATCTTCTTTGCATAATTCAGAAGGTTCTGTTTTCTTGACCAGTATGTCCACTGAACAAGACCATACCCTGCTGAATCCTTGACAAAGTTTGTATAAGCACCGTTGTCAACAGCTTTGGTGTAACCGTCATCAGTATAACCAAGGCTTTTTTCATAGGTGTTTTGAAGGTTGTTTGATCTGAAAGCAGATTCTGCATTGATGTTTGCCAGTACACCACAAGCAGCAGCATCATTCAATCCCAAGACCTGCTTGCAGTAATTGAAAACAGTCTGTTCATTGGTGCTGCCTGTGTAAGGTTTCTTTTCATCTTCCTTCACAGGTGTCTGCTTGTCCATAGTCTGACCAAAATAATCTGCAATGATTTCAGCTTCTACAACTGCCAACTTTTGAAGGTTAGCATCCACAATCAGGAAAGCAGAATCTTTGATATTGGTATGGAAGCCATGTTCAAGAATAAATGCTGCCTTGCATCCACTCTGTGCTGCTGCCCTGATAACACCATACCAATCAGCACCACTGGATGATTTCCTTGTCATGCTTCCCCTGTAATAATGCCCCATGACTTCTGAAACCTTGTTTCCAAGCTTATCAGCGAACACCTTATTCTTTGCATCTGTCAAAGAATAATACATCACTGAACCTGTGGGTTTCGTATCAGAAGCACTTGCAGGTGCATTGCTGTGAAGGGATAAAAAAAGGGAAGAACCATTCTTCCCTGCTGTCTGTCCTCTTGCTGACAGTGAAGGATCATCACTCAAATTTGGTCTTGTAGTCACAACCTGGAATCCGAACTTTTCAAGTTCAGCTTTCAGGAAATTTGCAAGCTTCCACATCTGTGTTCCTTCATAATATCCCTTTTGTGGGGGATATGGGTTTCCTGTCTTGCCATGCCCAGGATCAAGGGTAATTTTAATTGCCATGGTTATTCACCTTCGCTTTCATCCTTTTTGGTTGCTTCTGCATTTATCCTTGCAGCATCAACCATGCCTTCACCAATTATGTAAGCAATCAGTGTGGAAGCTGCTGTGATAAGTGCAACAACCTGTTCAATGGTCAGATCATTCACACCAAAGGCAATCATCAACGCTGTGACAAAACCAATGACAGCTGCCCAAAACTTTCTGCTTGTTAATTTCTGTTTCCAGTTAATTTTCATTGTTTTCACCATCCTTCTTTACTTTTGATTTTTTAATACTTGAAAGCATCCACAATTCACCTGTTGTAAAAGCAAACCAAGCACCAATTAAGGTCATGGGCTCACTTCCTGTCCTCATGAATATATAAAGAACAGCAGCAGTGAAAAGGATGTTCAAGAGTACAACCAAAATTACAATAAACTTGGAAAACCTGTTCTTTTTCTTACTCATTTGACACACCATCCTTGAACACCGTCTTGTTCAGAACTTTCACTTGCTGTTCCGTTTTCACCAAGCGAATGTTGATGTCTTTCATGTCATCTTTGACATTCCGCATATCGTTCTTGATTTCAGAAATGTCATTCCCAATGTTTTCAAGCTTCACAATCACAGTTGTTAATTGTGAAGCATCATTTCTATCATCTTTTCTGTTGCTTCTTCTCATGTTGCAAACCCCCTGGTAGATTCCAAATGCCACTGATACACCTGAAATCAGAAGGGCAATTTCGATTGTCATATAGACATACCCCCTTTCTTAAAGTAAACCCCCTGACAAGCCACCATTTGACCTGTAAGGGGGTTATCTTCGGGGGTATGTCTTAATACCCCCTAATGATTTCAAGTGCTATTCTGATGCCAAATCACCGCAGTCAAGGTCAATCAGAACCTGTCTGACCTGTTCTTTGATTCTGACAGGCACATCCGCAAAATTCAATTTGCCTTTGATGATAAGTGTTGCATAAATAACTGCCATATTGAACACATCCTTTCTTAATAAAAATAGTAACAGCCTAAGCATCTAACAATGCTTGAACCGCTGCTTTCAAGCTTTCAGGAACATCATCAATTGTTTTTAGACCCTTCCTGATAAGGTCTGCATAAACTTTTGCCATAGTCTTAACCCCCAATCAATTCATAAACTTCAACCAGTGCAAGCTGTGTGTCAGTCAATTGAGTGTCTAACATGCGGATGTATTCATCCTTGGTGTATTGCACCATGTTGAATTCCCAACCGCTGAACACTGCATCACCAACTGTTTCTTCCACTGCCTGGATGTTTGTGTTTACCCAAACGCTGCTTTCATCAAGCACCATGGGTTCAGGCTTCACTGTGCTTCTTTGCTTTCCATAGTCAACCATTTTGTTCACGCTGCCTTTCTTTTAATATTTCTGATGTAATAGTCATCAGCATACTTTTGAATCGGGTCAATGTACTTTGCCTTCAATCGGTAACTGTCACAGTGTATCAACCAACCCTTGTATGAATTGATTGAACACCATTCTGAAAAACTCATTTCATGACCGCTTTCCACCTTCTTTCTGATTCTCACCATCTTGACCTTCATTTGTTTGCATGTGGTCTTTCTCAACAGTGAATATCCCAAAAAGATTCTGTATCCAACAAAATCAATGCCCCTGTCAAATGTGGGGAACACCTGCCAGTTTTCCTTGATGGTCAACTTCAATTCTGTTCTGAAATAGAAGTCAATTTCTTTCCGTAACTGATGCAGATATTCCTTTGAATCTGACAAAATCACTATGTCATCCATGTAACGGTAATAATACTTAACCCCTTTCACTTCTTTCAGCCAGTGGTCAAAGGATGACAGATAATAGTTTCCACTGTATTGTGAAAGGTAATTTCCAATCGGTATGCCCTTATTACCTGGTGTTGAACCAATGATTTCATCAAGTAACCAAAGCAAGTCATTGTCCTTGAACAACCGCCTGTATTTATCTTTCAGGATGTTGTGGTCAATTGAAGGGTAATATTTCTTTGCATCAAGCTTCAAGCAATACTGTGTACCTGGAACATCATTCTGAACAGCATGTTGTATTCGTGTGAACACTTGGTGAATCCCTCTGCCTGGTATAGCAGAATAGGTGTCACTGGTGAAGTTTCTTATCAGAATCGGTTCAATGACCTGCAATATTGCCCATTGACAAATGCGGTCAGGAAAGTAAGGAAGCTTGAATATTTCCCTTTCTTTTCCGCTGTCCTTTTTGATGAAGGTCTTGTATTCAGAAGTTCTGTAAGTGTGGTTAATCAGCATCTGTTGAAGCTGCCCCAAATAGTATTCAGGGTTTTCATCAACCATTTTTACTTCTGCATACCACCCTTTGCCTTTCTTCGCATTTTGGTGTGCAAGTTTCAGGTTTTCCATATCACATATTGCTTCCCACAAGGTGCAATTTTGATTATTCAGTGGGTGAATATGTCTTTTCATGTGATGGACTTCCTTTGTATGCACAATCGAACCGAATCTTCAACTTGAAAAGTTAATTTCAAATTTACCAACACAGTTCAATCATTCTTTTTATATTTTGGCAAGAGCCAGGGCAAGCAGTTTCACATGGTGTTTATAATAGAACAGCACCCTGTGTTTCAAGGGTGCTGTTTTGTGCATTTACTAAGTGACTGCTGATATTCCGATTACGATTAGAAGGGGTATTATTCACATTCCAATTGAAAGTACCAGTATTAGAAGAATTATTCCAATTACTGCCTAATTGAGCAATTAAGCTTTCTTTTGTTTTGTGATTCTACCCTGTAAAAGGTCAGGACTGCTTGCCCATATTATTAAATTTTCAAGTTACATTTACGCAGCAGGTACATACACCAAGCGACCGCCGATATCCCGATAACGAATAGAAGGGGCAGCAGCCACACTCCAACTGAAAGCACCAGCAGTAGAAGAATCAGCCCAATCACCGCCCAACCGAGCAATTTTATAACCGTTTGATGTAGCTGTCTGATAGAAGTAATCACCAACAGGCAATGCACTGTCACCAAGTGTTTCAGCAGGTACAAACAACCAGTCATAAGTATCACTGTATGCCATAGCGGAAACATATCCATCTTTCGTTGCCAAGGTGATTCCTGCATTGGCATAAGGTGCTGATTGTGTGCTTTCAGCAAAAGTGTTGTCAGCCACATACAGTTCATGAACACTGTTTGCAATATCGCAATAGATGTTCATGCCATCAGTGAACTTCCAGATGTTACCCCAAAAGTTTTCTTCACCACGATATGTGACAGAAACAAGTCCATTTGTTCCTGCTGCCATACCTGATGCATTACCAAGAAGGGTTGTTGCACCTGTGATTTCGGATTCATTACCTGTTCCGCTTGCTTTATCTGTTACACCCTTGCCAATGGCGGTCTGACTGTTCATGCTTGCATATTCAATTATGAAAAGAAGCTGTGAACAAGCTGCTGTTGCTGCATACTGTTGTGACCAACCAGTTCCACGATTTTCAGCAATGATTCCACACTTTCTTCTTGTCAGGTCTTGTACATTACCTGAAATTGGTTTTACACTTGCAATTGAAGAAAGTATATCACCGCTTTCAGAAGTGAAGTCAACCGTTTGTGCATCATCCAGGATGAAAGCGGATGCTGAAACATCATAAGCACAACCTTCATAAGCTGACAGGTATATTTTTTCTTTTTCAGCACCGTTCTTCACAAAAGCAGGATGCACTTTGAAACCTGCTTTCTTGGTCATGCTGACATAATATCTTGCTTTACGCAGCTTGAAACCTTTACCGATATAACCAGGCTGTGTCCTTGTGACAGTTGCGGTCACACCAGTTTCTCCAGTGTCAGTGAATGTGGTTGCGGATTTTGCACCAACTTTGATTGCTGTGAAGGTTACGGTTGCACCGCTTCCACCAGTTGTCCAACCTGCAAAGGATGCTGCCTTGACTTTGGTTGCAACACCTGTTGCTGTGTCACCGCTTGCAACTGCAACATTGAATGCAGTACCATTCAGGGTGATTGTGATGTTTCCGCTTGCGGATGCACCTGCTGTGAAGGCAATGGATGCAATTTCAACTGCATCATTTTTTTCCATCTTCAAAGGAACAACCTTGTAATAGAACTTCGGTTGCTCAACCATTACTTGACCATTTGAACCATCTTCAATGTATCCTGCATCACCAAAGTAAGCATTGACCACACCTGCATCAGACATGTTACATCTTTTTCTGCCACCAAAAGCAAGGAAATTGTTGAAGTCTGCACCTGGTGTTTTTCCAACTGCACCTGCAAGCCTTGTGAATATTCTGTTTGCAAAGTCAATTTCAACACCATAAACATCATCTTCTGTGTAACCAACATAACCTGCCAGGTCAGCAATTTCTGCATTGATTGCAATGACATCTGCCTGTGTAGCAACAGCAGCAGGGTTGACTGTGACTGTCACATTGGAAGCATTTCCAACAGTGATTACAAAGTCAAACAGGATGCCACTGGATGTGATGCTGTTGTAAGGGGGCATGTATCCTGCTGTGACTGCTCTTGCCACTGCATAAAGGATTTCACCTTCATCAGGGTCAATTGCATAAAGACCAATGGTGTTGACTGTGTACCCAGTTCCAAGTGCTGTGTTGTTCAAAGCACCTTTGATGTTCACAGAAACATTGTTGATTCTGCTGATGCTTGAAATATCCGCTGACTGTTTGATGTTGGTCAAAGCGGTCAGTGCTTCAAGCTGTCCTTGTGTGTAGACAGTGGTTGATGTTTTGATTGCTGAAAAGTTGCATGTTCCGCTTCCTGCAATCAGTTTTGACATCAAAGCCTGTCCTTTTGCTGTAATTACAAATGAACTAAATTCTGCCATGATATTTTTCCACCTTTCTTTTTATATGCTTGTCGCAATACTAATTATTTCAGTGCTTATAATTGCATTTCCAATCATAGCTTCACTGACTTCATCAAATGTTTCATTGATGTCATTGGTTATGAACTCAATAGCTGCAAGTGTTATTCCATTTCCAAGTGTCATGTCACCACCTGCTGCACAGTGAAGTTCATTGATTGATTCAACAACCAGGTTGCATGGAAGAACAGTTCTGAACAAATAAGCCAAGTCATCCTGTTGTCCTTGCTTTTCAAGGTGTGTGACCACCTTGATTTTGTACTGGTCATTGTAAATTGTTATTTGAATGTTACTGTCACCCTGCAAAGTAGAAAGCTTTGAAATGAATGCTTTCAGTGTGTAGGGAACAACATCATTCCACCTTGTAAGAACTCTTACTTTCCTTGATTCCAAAGTGTCAGTTGGTAAAGGATATATGCCTAACATGCTTTCAAATCGGGCAATACCCCTTTCATCACAATGCATGATGAAGGTGTTATCCAAGACTACCTGACTTTCATCACTGACCGCTTGAAATTCGGGGTTTTCAGCGGTCATAATTGCTTGCATTTCCCTATACCCTTGAAGGAAAGGGGGAAGGTAATCAATCAGGTTTATTTCTCTGCTCATACTGTGATACTTCCTAACACAGGGATTTGGTAAGTGGTCAATGTCAAGTTACTTGCCACTGTGTTGATGGATGTTCCCGAAATATCAATGATTCCTTCAATTGCAAGCAGTCTTGTTTCAATCTGTGCTATTCTGACAATCAAGTTTCCTTGACTTGCCCATGCTGTTCTTAATTCAAGCATGTAAGCTTCCAATGCAGCAGTTGCCTGTGCTTGTAATGCCCCCCATGAATACCCAGTGTCAAATGTTAAGGTTGCAGCAATATTAACGGTCACTTCTTCAACTGTGTCCACTGTCACTGTGTGTCCAATAGGTGCAACACCCCAACCTTCACCTTGTGGTGTCGGGTCAATTGCAGCCTGAACCGCATCAATCAATATCTGTGTTGCCTGATCATAATTTGAATCAAGTATGGTAAGTTTCACAGTTCCACCACCATTCCACAGTGGTGTTACTTTGGTTGAACCTACACCTGCAAGTGAATTTGTTTTCGTCAGGTAATCGGTAATATTGCCACCATAGCTTTTTTCACCGAATGATGCAAAGTAACGCAGTCTGAAAGCTTCCGTTGCTTCTTCATCTTCACCAGGAATAAGAACAGCTGTCAGTGCTGCTGTTTCAAGTCCTTCAATGTAATCAATGGGTATGATGTCATCAAGGTTTTGATTGCCAATTGTGCCTTCGGTTTCACATTGCACTCTGTAAATACCTGCTGAAATCATTTCAGTAACAATATAGTTCAATGAACCAAGGTTGAACCTTTTGTTCAGAACATCAATGCTTGTCGGTGTGAATTCGCCTTGCAATATTGCCTTTGTTGCAGGTTCAGGTTCAAGACCTCTTTCTTTTGCCCTTCTGATAAGATAATCCCTGGATGCAGTGTCACCGAATGATTCATTCAGTATCATGTCAAATTGCATGTATGCCAGGGTAAGTTCTACCGCAGCAGGGGCAAGTGCATCAAAGATGATGCTGCCTTCACTCTTATTCATAGTGTCAGGCACTCTGTCAAGCATCCTTTGCAAGATGACTTCATAAGTCATGTTTTCATACATTAAAAATTCACCACCTTTTCTGTTTCAATATCACCATAAATGGTGTGTACAATAAATTTGCATGTGATTTTCCCTTTCTCTGCTTCAAATGAAAAATTGTCAACACTGATAATTCTTTCATCCCAGGTCAATGCTTCTGTAATTCTTCTTTTTAGTTCAGGTATCACATAACTTACTGGTTGACCGTAAAGATCAATAAGTTCAATCCCATAGTTCCATGAATATATAACATACTGATACCTTTCAGTGTTCAATATGTTAAAAATCACTTGAACCATTGCATCCTGCTTGTCTGTATATCCAAGAATAATTGTTTCATCAAGATGCATCTTATATGTTTTGCTTGGTTGTTCTTCTATCACAAAATCCTGTGTAAGGAATCCAGTTGTTGACGGTATCATGTGACCAACCTATCCCACACAATGTATTGCTGACCACCTTGCACCCTCAAAAGAATAACCATATCACCGACAACCAAGCTATTGTGAACAGTGATTTCTTTCTTTCCTTTGATCTGATGCTTATGTGTATTATTTCCTGTGGTTGAACTGCTGCCATCATCAGTATAGGAATGATTGTGTGTCACATCCTCTGTATAGTGGTCAACAGTTATGTTGGTTTTGAAGTCTGTCACATTCCTTGTCATAATCAACTGTGCTTCTGTCAAGGTCAGCTTCTGTTCAATATTTATTTTCAGTGGGGTGATGGAAGTCACCTTTCCAAACAGCACCACACAAGGTTTTGAAGCTTCAACCGCTTCCAAAGCTGCCTTCTTTATTGATTCAATTAGATTAGGCAATGAACTCACCACCCCTCAATGTTAATTCCATTCTGTGTTCACTTTCGTTGAAAGTGTGTTTGCACCTTTCAACAAGCATGAAATTCTGAACCGATACATCACCCAAGTTCAAATTCACAACCAACATGCTTCCTGCTCTGACCTTTAAGTTCCCAAGGGCATTTGTGATTTTCAGGTTTCTTGTCTTTGCATTGTAAAGTGACAGCAATGCATTGACCTTTGCCTGACCATTTTCACCTTCGGATATAGTGTCATAATATTGCAGGATGCCCCAGTTGTTTATGTTGTTTGAATCCTGTGCAATGTAAACTTCTCTTTTTCCTGTTTTTTCGTTCTCATACACCAACTTGATTTTGTTATAGGTCTGTGAATCAATTGTTGATGTGTAGTCAAAGTTTTCACCTGTTTCTTCATCAATGACCACACCAACCTTCATTCTTTCAAGTTCCTTCAATGACAGCTTCCCAAAGTCATCATACAAAACATACATGGTCTTTTTATTTGTCAGTTCCAAGTCCAGTGCATTCTGAATCATGTCAATCAAAGCTGTGTTGTCCTCAACCCTGGATGCTATGATGTAACTTGTATTTTCAACTGTTCCAAGGTTCAGGTTGTAGTCATTGGCAACCATCTTGATGAAGTCTGATGCTGTCTTGTTTGTGTACACATATGTGTCTTTGTTTTTCAAATACCGCAGTTGATCATATGCTGTGACAGTGATGTTCTGCTGCTTGTCACGCTTCTTTGAGAAGATGAAGCCATAAAACACTTTGACACCATCAACAACCAATCTGACAGGGTTTCCTTCTGTGAAGCTGATGTTTTGGTCTTTGATGACTGTGAAGGTCAGCTTGCCAGGTGAACCTTTTCTTTCTGTATCCCATGCAATGCCTTCCTGCACAATGGGGGAGTACACTTTGCTTCCGTTCTGTATCAATAATTCAACATTCAAAGCATCACCCCCCTTATACAGGTAAGGTCAGAACTTGACCTATTTGTATTATATTAGGGTTTTTCAAAATGCCTTTGTTCGCTTCAAAAACTTTGGGATACAAAGAACCGTTCCCATAGTATTTTTTAGCAATACCCCAAAGTGTATCACCTTTTTTCACTGTGTATGTCTTTGGTTGTGTCTTTGGTGCAGGGGATGATTCAGCAGGTCTTGTGTTCTGCACTGTTGCAACTGGTTTTTCCTGTTTGATGGTCACATTGACAGTCTTTGTTTCATAATCTCTGTATTGTTTCAACTTGACTTCAACATTCACATCAAATCCATTTTTGGTATCCTCAATTATTTTGTAATCTTCCAAGCTGACCTTGATATTAGTATCAAACATCAGCTTCCCATTCGGAAATGCTCTTGACACTATGAACTGGAATGGTTTCTGACTTGTCTTTAATTGTTCCAGTTTATCAAGGAAAACATCTGCTTTTTGAAAACCGCTTTTGTACACCGCAAAAGGATACCTTGTTTGTGGTAACAAAGCTGTGAATGATATGTCTGTCAAACCTGCTTTCTTCAAAACATTGATTTCACCTTCATTGATAAGAACCAAGGTTCTGTTCTTGTTATCTATGCTGATGGAAAGTTTTGAAGGGGTAACAGGTAACAGCATTGAATCTATATAAAAATCATAAGCCATTATTTATGCACCCCTTCCGCAACCGTTTCAAGTGTTTCATTGACCTTTTCTTCAAGGTAAGCAACAACACCGTCAAGGTCAACTTCTGAATTAGCAGCTTTGATGTCAGAAGAAAAGTTCACTGTAAGTTCAGCAGTAGTGAACCTATTGACCGCATCCCTTTCAGCCAGATCACGAATATATTTCAATTCTTCACCTGATAATTCAACTGAACCTGCAATGCTGCCTGTGTCATCTGCTATGTTGGACAGGTACTGTGACATGTCAAACCCTGCACTGTCATAAGAACCTGAATCAGGTGCAGTCATACCGAACTTGTCAAGAATAGCACCCATGGAAAGGTTATTGTCCATCCAGTCACTTATTCCTGCACCAACTTCTGCACCTGCTGCATAAGCATCAGAACCCCATCCTTTTTCAAAAGTGTCAAAGGTATCAAATGCATCACCAACATTGCCATAATCATATGTGTTGTAAGCTTCTGTAACATTTTCATATTCGTATGTGTTGAATCCTCTATCCCAGGCATCACCAATACTTTCATATTCGTATTTTGAAGCTTCCAGTTCAGCCATCTTCTGTGTGTAACCGTTGACAGCATTTGTGATTCCTGATGTGGAAATATCAACACCAGGTATCTTGTTCAGCCATTCAATAGCAGTCTTAACACCTTCAACAATTGCCTTGATCACACCCCAAAAGCCAAGCTGAATGTTTATCCAGGCATTTTGGAAAGCACCCATGACATTACCTGCACAGGCTTTCAGCACTTCCCAAATTCCAAGACCAAGATTTGCAAACCAAAGACCAGTGTTCTTGATTACTGCCCACACTGACAATCCCAAATTTGCGAACCAAAGTCCTATATTTTTTATAACTTCCCATGCTGCAATACCAAGATTTGCAATCCACAGTCCAATGTTTTTGAATAATGCACCAAGCCAAAATATTGCACCCATGATTTCTTCTGTAAAAATAACGAACAGAACAATCAAGGCAAGGATCGCTGCAATTATCCAAACAATGGGGCAAGCAAATAAAGCACTGTTGAAACTCCACTGTGCAGCAGTTCCTGCAATGGTTGAACCTGTCAATCCTGCTGTCACACCAATTGCAATGCCTTTTATTCCTGTATATCCTGCTTCCGCTGCTGCTGCAACTCCAACAGATGCTGCATGAAGAAGTGTTGCCACCTTCCAAGCTGCCATTGCTGCAACCACACCCCAAATGATAGGTTCAAGGGTTGACCAGTTCTCATATGCCCATGAACCAATGGATGCAATGATGTCAAAGACTTCAATTGCAATTGCTGCAATCACTGTCAATGCATTGGTTACACCTGTAATAAGTTGGTTGAATTGCTCTGTGTTCGCAATCTCATTCAGCTTCTTCAATATCGGTTGAAATTGTATCAGTGCCTGATTCTTGATGGAAGTCCACACCTGACCAAATGTAAGTGGTAAGTTGTTGAACCTTTGTTCAATTTCATCAGCGGAACTGAACAATGCTGATTTTATGACATCAGCGGTCAAAAGTCCTTCTGATGCCCAGTCTTTCATTGAACCAGTCACACCCTGAACATTTATCATGTAATCTTCAATTGCTTTTGCAAGCAAGGGGGCATTTTCAATGATGCTTCTGTATTCATCACCTTGCAACCTTCCTGATGCCATTGCCTGTGTCAACTGGTACATTGCAGAAGCCTGTTCTGTTGCGGATGCACCACCAATAATGAAGTTCTTATTCATCAGTTCCTGGAAGGCAATGATTTCATCATTACCACTGAATGCTTTACCTGCAAGCAGACCAAGCTTTGAAACTGTGTTGATCGTATCCTGATAATTTGCCCTTGAACGCTGTGCAGAAGCAAATATCTTATCTTCTAATTCCTGGACAGTACCGCCATCATCCACAATAAGGGATAACCTTGCTTCGGATAAAGCCAAAGTGTCAGACAAGTCTATTACTTCGGTGACAGCTTTCCATGACAAGTATGCAGCAGCCATCTTTTTAACTGTTGACAGCAGTTTATTACTGTTTGTGACACCACCATTCAAGGATTCGTTGAATTTTTCTTGTTGGTCAGTGTTGTTCTTGATGTTTTCCACCACTTCATTCAGTTCAACATTCGCTGCATTTATTCTTTCCCTTACACCGTCAAAATCACCTGCATCAAAAGCAGAATTTGCTTTGGATTCGATTGATTCAAATGCACTTACTGTCATGTTCAAAGCTTGCGTTATATTCATCAGTGGGGAAGTCATCATATCTGTCAATCTTATTGCTGTTTGAATAGTTGCCACATGTATCACCTGCCTTTCTTGTCAAGGATATTATTTCTTTTTCGCCCTTTTTATTTTACTGGTTTCAGCTTTTTCAGCATCCATCTTGATTTTTATGGATGCAATGATGAAAGCTTTTTCCTGGATGTCAAGGGCAACAAAAACAGAAGGCAACATATGCAACCTATGCAAGCAATAATGGGCAAAGACTGCATCACCATCACCTTCTTCTATTAGTTTTTTGCTTCTTCAACCTTGTCATCCATACTTGTATTAAACCCATTGAATTCCTGAATGAATGCAGCAAAGTCATTGTATTCACCAGGATCATCAATCATTTCTTTCAAAAGTTCTTCGGGTGTTTTAACACCGTAACTGTCCTGTAATTCTGCATCAAACAGATTTGGGAATGCAATTGATGCAACCATCATCTTTGCAAGGTACTGTGAAGTGTTCAGCTTCGGTCTGAACATGTTTGGTTTCCCTTTCACAGGAACTTCAATCATGCAGGATTCACGAATGCTTTCACTGTCCTTTGTAGTCAGCGGTTTCACTTCCCAAAGCAGGGCATTCCCCTTTTCGTCACAAAGTGACCTGGTTGCAGCATAGGTTGTATTCTCTTTTTGGATTTTGTTTTGTTTCAAAAACATTTTAAGTTCTGACATAATATCCACCTTTCTTTTCAACATAATGAAAAAATGCCCCCTGGATGTTCGCACAAGACCGAACTATCCAGGGGGCATAATACTTGTGTTTTACTGCATCCCAGGAAGCAAAGTAAAGCTTTCAGGCATCTTGAAGTCCTCAAATGTGAAGTCAATATCTTCATCAAGGTATTCACCATCAGCATCAAACTTTGCAAGGATACCACCGTCAGTGTTGCAGTCCATAAATACAATGGTCTGCCTTCCTGCTGCACTTGTCGGGTCATCATTGGTGACCTGAATTTCAAAGTATATATCTTCACCAGTGTCTTTGTACCTTTGCAGAAGGGTTCTGAAAATAGACTGGTTATAATGTGCAGTAGCAGAACCGCTGCCTTTCCAACCAGTTGCCTTGTTACCAATTCCAGTCTTACCCAGTATGGGAACTTCGGTCTTGTTCTTCTCAAAGGATGCTTCAAAGTTTATCATCTGCATGAAGTTGTATCTGTTTCCTTCAATCGTGATGAAACATTCAGCAAGTTTTGCTGATACTGCATCTTTGCCTTTCATGACAATATTGTTAATCATAGCATTTTACCCCCTTCCTTATTGTACAATGCATGTCATATAAAGCTGAACCATTGTATTCACAACAGTCACAACATCATTGACCACCACTGATTTCTTTGTATTTCCCTGTGCAACCGTCACATCAGCATCACTGAAATCTTCAATTGCTCTGATGCTCTGTAACTGCTCATGATGCTTGACAATATCTGCCCAAAGACTGATTCTGCCTGATGCATCATTCGGAACAACACCAAGGTATTTTGTATTGAACAATGTTGCAATGTCATTTGCAATTTGGTCAATAACTCTGATTGTCTGATTGTCCTTGAAGATGTCACCCTTGTCAGCAGTTGTGGTGACAAGACAATTAATATCTTCAAGCACTCTGACCGAATCACCAACCGCATGGAAGATGAACTTCCCTGCAAGCAGTGCAGCTTCAAGTTCGGTCTGTGTGTAGACCACATTGACGGTATATTCACCGTTGTACAGTCTGTTGGTCAAGGACTTGTTGATCGGACACCCTGCCAAAGCACCGCCCACCCAGTAAACCATTTCAGTGGTTGTGTTGTTCTCAACAGAAACAACACCTTCATAGTCAGCAGTTGTGTATTTGTGAATGACACACTGGAACTTAACCCCGATTTCATCACGCATACGCTTTGTGAAATTGTAGTACAACCCCTTTGTGGTGTTGTCATCCGAATCACAAATCAGCACATTGAAAGCATAAGCTTCCAAAGCACCAAGTGCAGTTGAATGATTTGCACCAATAACAGTTGCATTTTCACCGCCTGTCATTGCTGTTCCTGCTGTGTTTGTAATTGCAACATCAGATTTCCAAACAACAAAGTCATTGTCAGCAAGTGCATCTGTCTTTCCTGATGTAAGAATCGTCTGACTGTCAACAAGCTGACTGCCAACAAAGGTCTTTACATCAGATTTGGTTGCATCATCAACATTTGTTGCAATAACAACCGTAATGCCATTACCCCTTGTACCTGCATGTTTTGCAGTTCCAAAAGTGTTTTCTGCCTTCACACCAGTTCCCAATCTGTACACGAACACTTTGACAGCATTCATGAAGATTTCACGCAAAGGTTTCATTTCATCATCAGTGTAAGAGTATCCAAACAGCTTAAAGCAATTCTTTTGGAAGTCACCCTTTTCAACTGTGATGACAGCAGCTTCCTGACCCCATTTAAGTTCCAGGGGAATTGCAACTATACCACGATCAGACAGTTCTGCACTTGCGGAAGCTGCACTGATTACATTGATATAACTGCCAGGAAGTATTTTATTTTGTGTTACAAAAGTACCACCGCCCAGTGCCATATTATTTCACCTTACCTTTCAAATATTTTTCCACCTTGGAAACCACTTCTTCAAGTGTGTATTCTTTGCCATCTTCCAAGATAGTGTTCAGCAAATCTTTTTGACCGCTGAACCTTTTGGATTCCACCAACTGACTTTTTGAAAACTTAATTTCAATAACATCAGCTTCTTTTTCTTTGTTTTCTTTTGCCATATCTCACATCATCCTTTCATTACTTCAAATCGGATTTTTGAACCACTTCTTCCATCAGGTCTGCATCCTCAACCTTGTAAACAAACATGTTGAAGTTCACAAGGAAGTTCAGAACACCATCAACTAATTCACCACGCATGTTTGTTCCCCTGACCAGGCTTTCCTTGACTGTTTCATTAAGAAGTGTTTCCTTGATTGTGATTGTTTCCAGTGCAAGGTATAAGCTTTCAAGAACCGCATTTGTTTCACTTTTCAGTTCTTCGGATGCAGGGAAGTACAGGATGGAAAACAAGTTGTTCCTGAAATATCGGTTGCCCAACACCTGATTGCTGATGGGATTCACACACATCACCGAAAAACAAGGTTCTTTCAGATCCTGGTTCTTCAATTCAGTATAAATTTCATACCCATCACCGAATGATTCATTTAATTTTTCACATATACCATCAATAATTTTGTTTATCATTTGAAGCATTCCCCCAGGTATTTATTTAACTTGTTTTCAATCACCCTTGGTGCATCAGCTTCAAGTTCTTGTTCTGAAATAGTCAGCATGAATTTACCTTCAACCCAACCTTTATGGTTAGCAGTTCTGTGACCAAATTCAACATAGGATGCATAATGGACAGGGTTTATCACTTCGATTGTGTAAGCATTGTCAACTTTCCTTATAACAAGTGAATTTGCATATTCAATTGCATCTGCACCCCTGCCTGTACCACTTTCCGCTTCTGCTTCGGTTTTAGCTGTCCAACCCCTTCTAAGTGTGCCACCTTTCTTGACCACCTGCTTCTTGACTTTGCCTTTGTTCTTTCCGCTTTTCAATCGGATAGCTTCACCTGCATCATCACGCATGATGGACTTTCCATACTCACCAACAGGTGTTCTTTTGATGACTTTAGCCAGTAACCTTGCAGCAAGTTCTTTGGCACATGAAGTAATGAATATCTGAACCTGTTCATCACTGAACTGTTTTAACTTATCCCTGAACTGTTCAAGACCTTGGATGTCAACTTTCACATTCCTGCTCATTATGACCACCCATCAAACAGTTCAAGCATCACTTCTTGGTGTGAAGGGTATATACCAGGTTCACCGCTGTTCTTGTATTCAATAGTTCTTCCTTGATGTTCAACGATTATTTTTGATCCTGGTTTTATGGTGATGTCAGGTGAAATGAAAAGCTTCACCACCTGTGTAACCATTTCAGCACTTGCGGTTTCTGTGTTGCTCTTAACAGTAGAATAGGACAATTTACAGGGTTGATTTTGAAGAACGGTATATTCTCTTTGTCCAGTGGATTTGTTTGCCTTTTTGTAAGACCTGTATTCCACAATTGAACATTTATCTTTGTACAGGCTTTCAATAGCTTTTCTTACCATTTCAACCGCCTGTATCGGACAAATTGACTTTTACCGCTGTTCACCAAATAGGCAATCAGCATATCCAGTCTTTGTTCAGGTGTCATGCTTCCATTGCCAAAGGCAAAGGTCACACTGGTGTCACCTTCCTGAATCTGCTTAACTGCTGCATCAATGTCAATATTCAAACCCTGTAACTGCCCGATCCCTTTCTTAGCAAATAAAAATTCACCAATAACCATTTGTGAAGCAACTTTCTTCAATCCGCAAGGAACACTTGAAACATTGCATTCATTTTTGATGTTGTTTTCTACCTTCTGAATACAGAAGCCAAGAAGCCAGTCATCACCATCCTGTAATGTGTAACCGAATGATTCAAGCAACTTCCCAACATCATAAACAAAGGATGCACCAAGGCTTGATACATTCTGTATTGTTTGTATTAACGCTTCCAGTCTGTCAGATATATCAGCCATTGGTTATCACCCCTTTCATCATGCGACTACCACAGTACCCACAACAGTGCTTGCAAGCTGTCCTTTTCCACGCTGCTGACAATATGCAGTAATTGTTGCCTGGTCACCGTTTGATGGTGCAACAGCTTTGACTTTCACCTTGTTCTTAGCAGTTATACCAAGAATCTGAATGTGTGTTTCATCAGAAGAAGTTGCTTCCACAATACTTTCACCTGCTGGAAGTGTCCAGGTCAATTCAGCTTCATCATCTTTGTCAATGTTGAAGGCACTTGGTGCAGCACTAACAGCAGCAGAAGCAGCAGCATACACATGAACTGTGAATTCCATGTCAGCACTGTCATCTGCATTTGTCTTTGTACCATAAACCTTGATTGTTGCTTCACCTGTTTTGTCATCTGCTGCTGTGATTGTAATTGTTTGGTCAGTTACCGAAACAGAAACATTATCTTCATCAGAAGAAACAGCAACCACTGTTGGTGTCGCAACATTTGCTTTTATTACCGCTGTTGCTGTGCTTGAAACATCAGGTGAACTGGTTGATTTCACCATATGAATATCACGCTGCTGTTCAAGTACAACTTGTCTTTTTGCCACCGTAACAGGTATAGCACAGTAAGTGTCAGCAAAGTCTGTATCCGTTGGATCAAACTTCACAGTCACTGCACAACTTCCTTCCGCAACAGGAACAATGGTAAATACACCGTCACTATTAGTCACAGTTGCAACATTTGTATTACTGGAAGTACCTGAAAAAACACCTGCACTTGGATTTGCAGCGGTAATTGTTACAGCCTTGTTCGTTTCATCCAAATAGATTGTCACAGGTTCATATCCACCAAGGTCAACAAATGGTTTATAACCACCACCTGCTTCACTTGTAATACCGAATGTTGCAATCACTTCTTCAAGTGTAAGCTTCTTGTATGTTCCAGGAAGGGTTGTGATGCCTTCACCTTCGTCTTTGATGGTCACCACTCCGCTTGAACTTATAGATATAGACACAAGCGGATATTTGTTTGATGTGTTCTTTGTCAAAGCATAGACACGATTTTCAATTACGCAAAACATCTTTTCAACCCCTTTCAGATTATTTTAATCAACTTTTTAACCGTTAGAAACGATTCTTGCAATTGCAATGTTCTTCGGATTTCCTGAAATTATCCAGTTAGAAGAACCGCTTGCACCTGAACCAAGTTGTGCATCTGTCGGGGAAGCTGTGTAAGCAGCATCAGGTCTGACAAAGCTGAAACCATTCGGATGATAGGTTTCACGAACTCTTGTGATAAGTTCATTGTAACCACCATTTGTCTTTGCTTCACGATTGATTTCAACAGGGGTGTCCACAGGTGCAGGGGCATACTGAATTGCACCGTTACCAAACAGGTAAGTGGTGTATTCTTTCGCACCTGATGCACTCAAACTGTTAGCAACAGGAACACCATCATCAATAAGAACCGTAAGTCCGTTGTAATCAGCAAGTCTAAGCTGTCTTTGCACACCCATTGGATCTGTGTACTTGCAATATTCAAGCAGGTCAAGTCCTGCCAGTCCATTTGCAACTTTACTGTGCATGATTGCAAGACCAAATTCATTGAATGCATCACCAACAGCCTTCTGAACAGCATCACCTGCTGTGGTTGCACCGATCTTGTTTGCTGTTGCAACAGTATCACTTGCAGTTGCAATGCTGTAAGTGTGATTCTGCCATTCATCCCAAACAGATTCACCATCATCAGCAATATTGTAAACACCGTTCAATATTGCAAGGATGACTTTCTGTCTGTACTTCGCCCAGTATCTTGCCACCTGTGAAGTGATTTGCTTCATAGGATCAGCACCGCTGTTGAAGTCACGAATGAAATCTCTGTCCTTCCAACCTTTTGCCCTACCATAGACAATACCGCTTTGGGATTTGCCTGTTACTTCTTCGGTTGAAATGTTTGCTGCCCCATCATAGTTGTCAGGTGTTCCACCAATCACCGAATAGAAGGGGATAGTGTAGTAATCTGAACCATTGGAAATAAGTTGCTTGATTTTGTCATTTGCCTGTACCGCACCACTGTTCAGCAAAGCTGTCAGTGTGGGGTCTTTCTCATTCTGCCAGTTAAGCAGAAACAGTTCAGGATCAAAGGGAAAATTCAAATAATTAGCCATAATAATTTACCTACCTTTCAAAATTTAATAGTTCTTTCCAGTTTTCGTTTTCGGTTTTGAACCGAATTTGTTCTTCTGTGCTTAATGCAAGGAATTTGTCAAGGGTCAATACATCAGCATCTTCCTTTCCTGTTTCACCAGGAACTGCACCCTTGAATGTTTGTTTCTTCTTTTCGGTATCAAACAGGAACTTGGAATCATCTGAACCCTGCAATTTCTTGATTTGGTCAGTCAAACCTTTGACTGTACCATCATCAGCAAGTTCTGCTTTTTCAAGATCAAGCAGTGCCTTAACCGCTTTCAAATTCTTTGCTTTTGCATCAGTAAGAGCAGAAGCAATTGCAGTGTCAATCTTCAACTGTTTGATTTCAGCAGCATGTGCTTCATCTTTTGTTTTGTTCGCAGCTTGAAGGTCAGTAATCTGTTTCTTCATAGCTTCCACATCACCAGTTGAATTCTTCAAAGTTTCAAACTGTGTGTTTCTCTCTGCAAGTGTGGTTTCCAGGGTCTTTTTTTCGGTATTGACTTCATCAAACCTTGCCTTTGGGATAAACCCCTTCAATTCTTCCGCAGATGCATCAGCAACCTTCTTTGCAGTTTCGTCATCCAATCCCAATTTCACCAAATCTTCTTTTTTCATTGTGTTCACCTTATCCTTTCAAATTCATTTTTATCCTGGTTCAGTCCAGTATTATTTGTCTTGTTCTTTTTCGCCTACAATACCAAAAAGGCGGTTTTTTCAAAGAAAGTCATAAAAAATGACCTCACAGAATCGCTTTTAAGCGGTTTTTATGAAGTCCTTAATATAAAACTACCTTTGAATTTTTGTATGAAAAAAGCACCCTTCATTCAGGATGCTTCAATCAATAAAATTATTCACTTTTTCAATCCCAAACACCTTCCTTTGGTAACAGTTCAAGAATGTCATAGTATTTTGGGATTTCATTGATAGTCTTGCCTTCTTTCAGGGAAGTTAGGACTTCAATTTTTTCATCAAGTAGTTCATCACTGTCAGGGTCAAAGTACCTTCGGATAAGGTCATCATCCACTGACATCAGCAAGTCAAATATCTGTTCCTTCTTTTCAATCAATACTTCATCCAAGACTAATCACCTACCTTTCCCAACATTCCTTTGATAAGTTCATTCAACTGTTCAACAAGTTCAGGTTTATCACTTTTAAGCATATCCACCAGGTCAGGTCTTAAAACACTTAATGCACCATAGTTGGCAACCGTTTCATGAAGCTGTGATTCAACTGACCTGTAATACTTGCTACCATGACCATACTTGATGATTCCCTGGTCACGATATGAACCCTGTGACAAAGCATCATATATGTCTTGAAGGGCATTCACCCCACCACCAAGTGCATTCCGCTGTTGGTAATCAATATCTTCCAACATGCTGTTCCATAATGCTTTGCGTTCCTTTTCATATTGTTTCCAGGAAGCAAGGGTCTTATTCGCTTCATAGACCTTTCGCACTTCCCCTGCCTTAACAGTATATGCTTTATAAGCTGCATCATGAATGTCATTGCATTGTTTATTGAACTTTTTGAATAGTTCACTGATTTCATCTGACATTCCAGTTCTGCTGCTCACAAGTGCCTTTTTCAGGTCATCACTTTGGGTGCTGAACCATTTACTTGCCTTTGTAACATCTGACCTACAATACAAGTCCATCAGATGCATTTCTTCATGAAGCATTGTGTTGATTTGTCCTGCAAGGTTGTCACCATCAAGTTTTGGAATGACCAACTTCACTTCTTTCAATTCACCAGTGTAAGAACTCACTGTGGTCTGAACCGCATGGTCTTTGGCATGTGAAATCTTGAATGGTATTCCATTGGAACTGATGTTGTCAAGCTTGCCCATGCTTCCATAAAGGTTCACAACATTTGGGTCTGCACCTTCACAATCATTGATGTAATCAACAAATGCTTGTGTGTTCTTGACCTCTGACTTTGCTGTGAATTCAGAAGGGAAGTTGGACAGTTCAAGTTTCTTCCTGTCAACCTTCGGTGTTGTACTCTTTATTATATCACTTTTGTCAACAGATTTCAGTCCTGACTTATCACCACCATCCACAAAAGTTTTCTTCCAGTCCTTATAATTCAGCTTGCTGTCAACATAGTAGGTCTTGCCATCTGAACCCCTTGCTGCTCTCTCTGTGAAGTTATCATCAAAATAGGGAACAGTGGTTGTTCTGCACCAAGGATGGAAGGGGGGTGCTGTCACACCTGGTTCAAAGTCCTTCATTTCAAACACATGACCGTCAAGGTCTTGACATATTGCAGAAGTCCTGCTGTCCAGTGTCGCAACAATTTCATACCTTTCCACATCCAGTGCATTGAATGCATCTTTCTGTGATTGTGAAGAAAAATAAGCTGATTCAGTCATCACCAACCTTCCTGCTTGCCCCTGTGATGTTTTCATCTTTGCTGCAATAGCTTTGATTGCATCATCAGGGGATTTACCCAACATGAATGTTCTTGTAAGCTGTGTCTGAACTTCATTTATAAGACTGGTCTTATTTGACCATATCCTATCACTGAAATTCTTTGCATCTGTTGCCCATGGTTTTGAAATTAACCTTTCAACAGTTCTGTCATCAATTGCTGCAATATCCCAACCAAGGTTGAAACCCTTTTGAATCTCATACACTGTATGGTAATAGTTCTGTAAATAGTTCTTTTTCAGCAGCTTGTCAACTGCATCAGTTTGACCACCAAACAACCTTTCAACTGTCTGCTGTGTTTCAATTTTCAAAGCTTCAAGCCTGGAAATATGAAACCTTGCTGATGCATTTTCAAGTTCTTTCATCCATTGTGGGTTCAGTGCATTTTGTTCACCATACTTGATGAACTCTTTGACATCCCACTTGAATTCAGCCAGTTCACCAGTGGTCAAAAGCTTTTTTGCTTCTGCCATGGTAATTTGATTGTTCTTTGCAAATCTCTGATACCAGGTTGAAATCTGCCTTTCAATTTCCTTTTCCGCTGCAATGTATTGTTCCTGAATGGTGTCAAATGCTGAAATAGCATTCTTGTTGGATGCAGCTTCAAGTTGTTCAAACCGCAGCTTCCAATAATCACTATTCTTCATCTACAACACCACCTTGACCGCCTTTCTGACCAGGAACAGCAGGGTTGAAGGCATTCTGATATTCTGCCATAGCAGCTTCTTTTTCTTCCTTCTTCCGTTCCAGTTCCTTCTGTGGGTCATCAACCCATGGATGATTGGCAACAAGGGTTTCATCAGAAAGAACACCAACAGATTTGTTGACATTCTCAATGACTTCCGCTTCATTTATCAGGATGTCACGATTGAATATGACTTCAATTTCTTCACCTTCAAAGTCACCAAATCCAACATTGGCAAAGTGACAATTGATAAACCAAAGCAGTTCTTCAAAGGAAGCCTGGTATTCAGTTTCCATTTCATTTGCATCCAGGTCAATATCAGAATACATTGACTGAATGTTCATCTGATTTGGTTCACCTGAAAGCCTGTCATCCTTTGCATCATAACCCATTGCATTTTCAATGATTGCTTTCTTGAAAATCTCAATGATTGCCTTATAATTCTCTGCATTGACTTCCACCTGCAAGGTTTTCAGGTCACCTGCTGCACCATCAACGGTCTTGACCTTAACAGCACCATAGGTTGCAAGGTTCTTTCTGAATTCAGCAAGATTTTCACCGTCATAGTTCACCAGGACAAGGATTGTGTTCCTTGCATCTTCTTCCATGTTGTTTTGGAAGTTGGAAAGTATGGTATTCAGACCATCCTGCAATGATTTGACATTGTTTATAAGCGGTATTTCTTCACTGTTGTACTTGAAGGGAATCAGCGGAATTCTTGACCAGTTCCATCCCTGGTCTTTACCTTCATGGTCAGTGGTTATGAAGTAGTTAGCAAAATAAGGTTCATCAGGAACAAGGTGACCATTTCCACTTAAAACAAAGTAATAAATACCTGTTTCATCATAGACTTCCACCTTTTCAACTGTCTTTTCTTCTGTACCTTCATAAGCAATAACTTCATATATCCTGATGACATAATCAAGTGATGTATGATCTGCATCATGCCACCCAGGAATAACTTCATGTGCTTTGAACTTCTTTAAGGTGAATTCACCATGTTCATCATAGTAAACAAACAGCCATCCAATACCTTCATTCAGGGAATCCTTTCCAAGATTCTTGATCAAACGCATAAACCGCTTGTTGAATACCTTTTTCAGCAAACCACCATACAAATCATTGTCAGTTCTAACTGCTATGGGTTGACCAAGCAGGTAATTTGCCTTTTGATTGACCATCTTCTTATATTGATTATCCACAATCCTGTTATTGGGAAGATTATCAACTGTTTCAACTGCACCGCCTTCACCGATAACGGTTCTTTTCTTTTTCAATATGTCATGGTGACCTGCAAAGTATTTTTCACCATCAAACATTTCTTTTCTTCTTCGACTTCCCTTGAACCGCTGAATTTCAAGTTCAATGAACCGTTCATCAGTGATGATTGATTCTGCACCTAATCTGATGATGTTGTTCACCCTGTCAGTTTCAGATTCAAAAAAATTAAACACGATTCATTCACCCCCTTTCTTTATTACTCCATAAAAACAAACACCCTGAAATACAATGATTTCATGGTGTTTTGTTACTATCATGTTACTATTCAAAAGAAAATGACCTTCCTTTGACAAAATCTTCAAGGGCATAACGCATTGCATCCATCAGATGGTTAAAGTCATCAATAGGGATGTTCAGCTTCTTTCCGAACTTGTCAGCATCCCAGGTGTAATTGCTGATTTCAGTTAAGAAGTTCACGCACCTTGGATGAATGATAATTTTGAAGTCCTGGATGAAGTCAATGCCATTGTTTACACTGTCTTTGCCTTTTCTTGCAGCAGTGATGTTGGAAATACCAAGTTCACGCAGCCTGTCAATGGACTTCGGTTCTGCTGAATCTGCCCTGATTCGTTCCTTTCGGTATCCCATCCTTGTGATTTCTTTTTCAATAGCTTCATTTGACATGCCTGTTTTGTACATTTCATCAAACACATAGATGGTTTTACTTTGCAGGTCAATCATTCCACACCATAGTGCAGAAGGGTCATTTGTGTAACCAAAGTCAAGACCGAAAGCTGACTTGATACCCTTTGTCTGCCTGATTTCTTCCAGGCTGAAAGTTTTTTCTTCCCAGTTCTCAAATATAAGACCCTCAACAATTCCCCAGTCACCAAGACCTGCAACCCTGTACCTTCGGGGATTGTTTTTCTTCATTGTTTCAAAGACCTTTCTATCCGCTGCATCCAACCATTCATTACACAGGTAATTTGTTGTCAGTGCAAGAATATCAGGGTCAGGTGGTGCATCAAAGAACCGCTTTTTTATCCAGTGGTGTTCATTCCATGGGTTGAAGGTCATTGTTATCTGTTTGAACAAGCCTTCGGGAACTTCACCACGAATGGATTCGTCAAGCATGTCAAAATCAGATTCCTTCATGATTTCATATGCTTCTTCAATCCACATCCAACACAGGTTTCCAACTTCAACAGTGATAGAAGTGACTTTCAATGGGTCATCAAGACCCCTGAAATAAATCTTCTGACCTGTGGGAATGTAAGTCATTTCAAGCGGTGATTCAGTGATTTTCCAAAATTCCTGAACACACAACCTGTTGATTGCCCATTTCAATTCAGTGAAGCAGGAATCCTTGATTGTTCGGAAAGTCTTTCTTATCACCAGGGTGTTTGCATCAGGGTACTTCATCATATTGGCAATATACCAAAGTGCAGTGGTCTTTGATTTCTTTGATGCTCTTGACCCTTTAACAATTCGGTATCTGCCTTTGAACTTCCAAAAGCGGTTGTACTTTTTACCAACAACTTTCTTCAAGGAAATATTCAAATTTGGCATGTAATCACCGCCTTTTTATGGTGCAATAAATGCAAGATGCTGAATATACAGGCTTTAACAAGGGTTTTGTTACTAACCTGATACTATTCGTCATCATCTTCATCCAGGTCATCTTGAATGACAATAGGAATTGCACCGTCAATTTTGAATTTATCAGTGAACATACCCATGTGCTTCCCAAGAAGTTCAAGTGCTTTGATTTTGTCATAGGTCTTGACTTCTCTTTCAGTGATGTTCCCATCCTCTGTTGGAATAGTCTTGACCTTCACTGAACTGATTGCAGCAGTATCATCCCTGTTTGCATCACCCCTAACAGTTGCTTCATCCATATTGATGACATCAGTTGGGTTGATGAATGCAATCTTTGCAAGTTCAAGAATGACACGATCTGCATTCACACCTGTTCTTTTGCTTCTTTCAGCAAGTGATTTGTCTATTGCATCCTTAATGTTAGGTTTTGTTAAGTTTTCACATCCGATTTCTTTTGCTGTGCTTGTTGAATAACCTGCCCGAATAGCAGCCTGTGTTGCATTCATGTCAATCAGGTATTCTTCAACAAACTGTCTTTGCTTCTTTGTCAGTGCCATGAACACAACACCGCCTTTCTTTTCAAAATAAAAAACAACAGCAATTTTCTTGCTGCTGTTTCTATTGTACATAATATCATAGGTGCATAATGACATACAAGGACAAAGTGTGTCATCTTTTTGGAATAATCACATTTTGCAGTGCTTCTGAATGTATTCTGTGAACCTGCTTAATTGAATAACTCATACAATCAGAAACCTGTTCCCAGGTAAAGAATTCTATGTACCTGCATCTTAACACAAGTCTTTCATTCGGATTCTTAACTGCTTCAATAACATCATGGATTTCCTTCTTCAAATCAACAAAGCTGTCAACTTCATCATTGATTTGCTTTTCAAGATCAACAATCTTTCCTATGATGTTTGACATCCTATCACCTGGAAGCTGCCCCCCTTGAACTCTTTCCTTTGAAAAATCTGTGCTTGGAACACTGGTTGAAATCAATCTAAGCTGTTCAACCTCTCTTATGTGACTGTTTATCAACTCATTCAGGCGGTATGCCTGTCTTAAATACTGTTTCGCTGTCATAATATCATCCTTTCGTTAAAAGTGTTACAGTTGTGCTTTTCATGTGTAACATTCAAAAAAGTCAGTGTTTACAAGGGTTTCAGGGTTTTCTTCATGTTACAGTGTTACGGTGTTACGGTTATTTTCTTATTACTTATATTTTAGAGAAACAACAAATTTTAATGATTTTTTGAAAATGCTATATTGTTATTAAGTTAAAAGTAAGTGTAACAACCGTAACATGTGTAACAATGCCCACCAGTAAAGGCTTTTTATGTTACACTTGAAAAATTCAACTGTAACATAACCCGAACATTCCCACTGCCACCACTGAATATTTCTTGAAAGTTAAGTTTCAATAACCTAAAACCTTTGAAGCATACATATCAGCAGTGTGAGTGAAAAGCACATTCGGATACTTCCTGATTGCCCTGTCATAACCTTCCCAGTCATCCCTGACATAAGCACCCATGTGATAACGGATGCACAGAATTTCTTCTTCTGTCAATGTGATGAACTGTGACAGCAGCATGATTGACTTATCCCCATGACCTTTCAGCAATACATCAGATGCATGTTCAAAATGTGCTTCTTCACCTTTGACTTCATCAGTTCCCATCATCACCTGACCTTCTTCATCCACAACCTTGATGTATTCATCCATCTTGCACAGGTCATGGAACAGACCGACAATCACAGGTGATTCTTTCCGCTGCCATTCCAGGTCAAGCTTCGCTGTCATTTCCATCAGGCAACCCATCACTTCAAAGCTGTGGTCAAACAGACCGCCTTCATAATTGCCATGATACTTTGTGGAAGCAGGGGAATTGAAGAAACCGTTCTGCATCAGCCATTGCTTGAATTCCTTGGAAACAATACCATCAGTTGCACTTGTGAATTCCTCAATCCTTTCAAGAAACTTATTCATTCCTTTCCACCGCCTTTCAAATAATCTGATAGTTCCAGTTCAAGTTCTTTCTTTGTTGTATGCCTTTTGATGTTGTCAGTCAGATTGCTGTTATAACGAAAAGCATCACGAATGAAATCATCATCTGTCGGTATTCTCAAAGTGTTTTTCTGTGGATCTATCAAAAGAAAATATCCTTTAGCCATTTTTATTTTCACCGTTCCTTTCATCTTCATCAGGTACTTCTTCCAGGGTGTCCATCCTCTTAACATTCGGATTCCCACAATAGATGCAAGGGGTGTTTTCATTGTAACTGGTTGAATATTGGTTTCCCTTACATTTGGGGCATTTGAATCTGTTCATTTGAACACCCTTCCTGACCGCTTGTCCTTTATTTCAATTCGGTTCAAAAGTTCAAAATCTGATTGAATGATGATGAACTTTAACACCTTAATCAGGAAGTGAACCTTGTTTTCCAGTTCTGTATCTTCCTTGATTATTGGTTTCAATGCTTCATATGCAGTTGGGTCTGCACAACCTGATGCATTGAAGTGTGGGTTTTTATTTGCCAACTGCTGCACCACCTTTCAGATAATCATTTAATTCAGGCATGTTCTGACAAGTCCAAATGCAGCAAAGCAGATTCCAAGCAAATGCCCTGTCATGGGGTTCATCATTATCACCCCTGTTCCATTTCATGTAATGCCTGACCGCTGAATCAATATAACAGTGTGCAGGAATACCTTTTCGCCAGTTGTTGTCACCATACTTCTTTGCACCTTCTTCAAAGTGAATAGACACTTCAAGCATCATGTCAGCAAGGTTCTGTTTCATGAAGTCATATTCAACAATCTTTCCTGCTTCATCCCTGGTCATATAAATAAGGGAAAATTCTTTCAGGGCATCAAATAGGGGAATGAAGTCACCTGTGCTTTTGAATTTGTGAATCTGCATCAGTTCCTTTGAACCCATCAGGTCAGCAACCACACCCAGGGGAAGAAGGTCACACCTTCCTTTACCTTCCTGAATATCTCTGACCGCACCACTGTCAAATTGCCTTCTGTGTCCACTGTCCTTGATGGAAGTCTTTTCACAATTGATGCAGACTTGCCTTCCTTCGGGAACATATTTACCGCACATTACACATGTATCTTCCATTTTCAGCACCCCCCTTCATATATCAATTGATCTTTTTTCCAAGGTTCATATTCATCAAATGAACAAACTTTGTATATTCTTGAATTCACCCATCTTGCAAAATGTTTCAATCTTATATCAGGGATCTGATTATAAATCATCACATAAGGATCAATCTTCATTTCTGACAGCTTCTTGAATCTATACATATCTTCTTCAAAGCTTGTATTGAATCCGACCAGGACAAAACACATTTGTCTGTATGGTCTGATAAATTTACCAAGGATCTTGATTCCTTCAAGCACTTGTTTTTCATAACCCATCAGATCCCAGGCATAATGAATTGACCTTAAATGTTTTACTTCTGCCAAAGCCTGTGCAATATCTTCATTCATCAATCTGACATCACATCCTTGATTGATGTCCACAACCAACTTTCTTTCCTTTATTTCATGCAGCTTATCAATGCATTTTGGATCAGCAGTCAAGTTGTTATCATGAAGAACAATCACATTTGACCTTGGATTGATAATGTCTTTTATATCCTGATCCTGTTTCAATGATCCTTCTTTGACTGGAACAAAGCAGAAGGGGCATTTTCTAACACAACCCCTTGAAGTGAAACCGATCCCTGCATTTACAATTTCAGTTGCCTTTCTCAACTTGTGTTCCTTTGTTCCAATTACTCTGATCCTGCTTGCAATCATTTCAGGTGAATAAAGATCATAATCTGCTTTGCATGATTCAATTTCAGGAAGCAAATTCTTTTTAATATCCCAACCAGTTCCACCGATTTCAATTTTATCACCATACTTTTTAATCAGCTTTTCACATTTATCATGTGACCTGGTAAAGATTGAACTTGCGTATATTTTTTCATAATGCCCATCTTCTTGAACCCATTGAACTTCTTCACCAAAGCTTTTATAGTATGTTGAAATTTTCATCAATGCCAGATTTGGAATCTTTCCATCAATATCAATCAACCCTATCATCTTATTCAGTCATCCTTCCTTTACCTTGATACAAACAATCTGTGTGTCTTGTTTCCAATACGCTTCACAATGACCTGCATGTTCAGAATCCTGTTGATTTGCTTTGAAAACTCAATGTTTGACATTGGTTGCAGATTATTTGACAGGCAATATTCTTGATATCTCTTGTAAACATCTTTTGTTGGTTCATTTTCAATCTTGAAGTCATCATCTGATTCAACTTCCCTGATGAAGCCAAGTACAGGGTTGTTGCTTTCTTCATATTCTTCAAGTTCTCTTTGAACTTTTTCTGATTCGCTGAACTTCTTAGTGTCAAGTATTCGTTTCAAACCGTTCAGTCCAAGCTGAATCATGTATTCCATTGATTCCTGTGACCGCAGCACATCACCAATGTGTGGGTTGAAGTCAGGGTCATCTGCACTGAATTTTGCATCAAATGGGATGATAACCAACCGCCTTAATATAGCAGCGGAATCCCTGCCTTTGCCCATCCTTGGAATGTTGTTTGCGGAAAAGAACAGCTTTGTGTATGGTTCAAATTCAAACTTCGGTTGACCCTTCTGTTCAGCATCAATTGTTTCACCAGTGACTATCTTCTTGAAGATTGAAGCATCCATGATGAATTCATCTGATATATCATCACCTATGTTGGCAAGCCTTCCAAACAACATCACTGTGCTGAATCTGTCACCAAGCTTCTTCAAGTCCAGGGATGAAATGTTCTGCTTTCCAAGCAGGTGCTTCAACATGTTCAAATAAGTTGATTTTCCATTGCTTCCTGTACCAGTCAGGATGAAGGCTTTGCCCAGTTCATTTCTTCTGAACAAACAGAACCCTGCTGCTTCTTCAAGCAATGCCCTTATGTTCGGGTCATTACATGCAATCTTGTCAAGGGTCTTGTCCGTAACTTCCGAATAAGCATGTGGGTTGTAATCCCATTCAATCCTGTTGGTTATAACTGTATTGGGTGAAAATGTGGAAAAGCTGCCATCCGTCATGTTCAGGATTCCATTTCTGAAAGCAATCATGTTTGCAGGGGATGCAGGGGTGTTGTCACGAATCATAATTTCAAGGTATGAAAGAACTTCGGTTCTTTTTGCCCTGTTAAGCTGTGGTATGTGTCTAATCATTTCAGCTTCTATTTCTGCAAGACCGCTGATGTAAATTCCATCCCTGTAAAGGTGAAGCTGATTGTTTATCCTGATGATGTGGTTATTGTTCTTTATGTAGGTTGCAAACTTATCAAATAAGAATGTTGTACCCTTAAAGAAAATAGGTTTCTGAAAAGCATCATCACGCAGCACCACTTCCAGTTCATCATCTGACAGCGGAACTTTCAGAATGTACTGGTTTATAAGCCTGATGCATTCCCTTGATTCTTCCACACTGAAATCATTTGATTGTAATGTCAGTATGTAATTGAATAGGGATTGATTTCTTCCGTCACCTGGTTCAAGGTTCAGGAATTCCATTGTTGTTTTCACAGGAAGCAGCCACTTTGGAAGGTCTTGTGCTTCTTCATTGTCAGCCTGATCATAAAGAACAGTTCTTTCTTTTCCACCGAATTTCAATATGGAATATGAATTCCTTTTACCAAGCTTGATGTCAGCAGTCAGACCGATTGCCAGGCTTGCTTTTGTCCTGCATGTGTCAACCGTTGTATTCTTAAACAGGAAGTGTTTACCCCTGGTTGTTTGGTACACCCTGCACTTCAACTGATTTTCTGTAACTATCTTGAACAGTAATTCACTTTGTTCAAGGTCATCAATGTCAATCAGAATGGTTTCAGTGTCTAAAATACCTGCAAATTCAGGAAGTGACTTCACTTGTCTGTATGTCTTGAAGTCCGTTCTGTTCTTGAACTTCTCAATGCACTTCTTATCTTTTGTTTCAACATATCCTTTGAAAAACAAGTTCTGTCACTTCCTTTCTTTTATAATTTCTGTTCATCACACCACCCCAAAATCAGCAAGCCTTTTCTTTGCAAACTTGATATACCAGTGCTTGTCAAGTTTTTCAGGTGCTGCCTTTCCGTTCACTTCGTCATTGTAAATGAAGCAATTTGCAGGTGAATTTGACAGTTTTTCAGGTCTGCCAGTTCGGACACTTATCTTGGATACACCTTCATCAGATGGTGCTTTTGAAGCAAACACCCTGATGCACTTTTCCTTCAACACTTTGCTTCCATGAACAATATGCTTGTACTTTGATGATATTTTTGTCACCATCTGATATTCTTTCAGGTCATTGCAGGGAAGAATGGTATCTTCAACAGATATTCCATGCACCATGTAGTTGATAAGTGCTTTGTTGATAATCGGAAGGTCATAGTCCAAATTGGAAAGCTTCTTCACATAACCGCCTTTGGATTTGATTTTTCCATTTTCATCAATCAGGATGTAGTTGTTCACATCCTTTTGGAACACCTTGCTGAATATCTCAAATTCCATCTTCATTCCTGTTGCACATTCCCATTCATAGACAACATCATCCAGGATGTCATAATCATCAATGCTTTTCAGCTTTAACAAAATTCCATCTGTGTTGCTCTGAACAAGCTGTGCATGGGGTTCAACCATTTCAATCAACATCAGCAGCATAAGCTGACCATTCACGCAAACTGCATTATTCATCAATGGGTCATACAGTCTGCTGTTCTTGTCTTTAAGCTGCCCACTCATACTGTTATCTGCAATCTTGAAAGGTGACCTTGCTTTTTTGTTTCCTTCGGCTTTGTATCGCAGGTTTTCCTTATGAATCAATTCAAAGCTTTCAGGCTTTGACATGTTCCTGTACCCATACTTGTATTGAAGCTGAATGGAAGGATAGTAAGCTGTCACATCCATATTCAACAGCACACCTGATTCAGTGTTTTGCTTCTTTGCACCATGGATGCCACCCCAGGCAAAGGTATGTGGTACACCTGCAATCATAGTTTCCAATGACTTATCATAGCTGTGGTTTTCAGGGTTCTTGTACCAGTCAAGCACATATTTGTATTTGCTCAATTTCAAGCATGGAACAATTGGAAAGTCAAATTCATTGTCATCAAACCTTTTTCCCATGCCACCGCAGATTTCACACACCAGTTGTGCTTTTGTCTTGCTATATGATGAAATCGGAAGATTGAACAGCTTTATCAGTTCCCTGGAAGCATCAAATTCTTCACTTCTTTGCAGGAACACTTCAATTGTCTGTTCCACATCATGTCTGCAATACTTGACTGTTTCATCAAGTTCTTCTTGTGTCAGCTTCCTGTCAATGTCAAACGGAACTGAACTTTCCTTGATGTTGTTGCCCATGAACCCTTCAAAGGATTTCAAACCCCTGTCTGTGCCAAGCATCACATCATAATTGATAAGTGGTACATTCCGCATGACAGAAGAATATTTCCAACCAGGGTTTCCTGCCACAATAATGAAATCATTGATTTTCTTCGGCTCAAATCCGCAAAGAATACCTTTCAGGATGTACTGGTCATAATGCCTTGAATTGAAACCAACCCAAATGTCATTTATGTGTTGCTTATAAACTTTTTCAAGTTCATCAGGATTGTTGATGATAACATGTTCACATCTATTGGTCACATCATTGATGACAACCAACCAATCCTGACTGAACACTTCAAAGTCATAAAACAGCATTTTCATCACATCCTTTCAGTAAAATAATAGGGGGAAGGGGTTACCTTCCCCCCAAATCAATGATTATTCGACTTCAAACACTTCTGTGATTTCGTATGTACCAAAGCCTTTTTTGCCTTCTCCATACTCCAACCCGAATTCAAGTTTTCCATCAACTGCTTCATGAATGTCCATCAGAAGCTTTGCATACTGCTTGTATGTTACGAACTCAATATCAAGTCCAGTATCCATGGAACGCAGCAATTCATTGACTATGTGGATTTGAAAAGCCTGTGTGACTACCTGGTTGTAGAAAATCAAGCTGCCTTTGTGTTCACCGTTCAGAACCTTGAACCAAATGCTAACCATTGGGTCTTTTGCTTTGGATTCAGTCAGTTCCATCTTGTTGATTGATACTTCATAGCTGCCAAAGGGAACAGGGGTGAAGTTTCCACCGCTTTCTTTCTGTTCCTTAACCTCTTTTGCCAATTCCTCTGTGTTGTATGCCTTGTCAAACTTATCCCAAATGTTCTGTTGTGCCATTTTAATTCACCTTATCCTTTCAAATTTGATTATTGATTATTTTTCTGACTTCTTCGACCTGCTTGATAAGCTTGTCCTTTTGAAGTCTGTTTGCATAAATGGTTTCTACCATCTGATTTGTCACTTCCAAGATGTCCTGGAAAGCTCTTGTGTTTGATTCCAATGATGCTTCATAAGAACCAAGGTCACTGTTTTCTTTGTTCTGTGATTCCTGAACAGCCTGTTCAAGACTGTCAATCAGGTTTTCAAAGTACCTTGATGCTTCATATCCCATGTACTGTTCAAGAAGCCATTTGAAGTCTTTGCTATCAAAGACGGTCTGAACCTTCCCATCTTTAAGTTGCATTACTTCTGCCATTATTCGCCCCTCTTTTTCCTGGTTCTTGTTGTCGGCTTTGGTGCTTCCTGCTCTGCACTTTTCGCAGTATCGGGTGCAGCAGGTTGTTCAACTGTTCCACCTTCTGTGGGGGCATCATTGGAAGCTGTTCCTGTGCCATTTTCAGTAGGTTCAGGAAAGGATTCTGTTTCACCTGTTTCTACCTTCGGTGTTTCGGGTTCAGGGTTCTTGTCCTTTTTCTGTCTGCCTTTTCTTTCAGTGGAAGCGGATGTGACAGGTGCTTCACCGTTCATCACTGCAACCGCATTCTTGTTTGCTTCCGCATACACTTCAAGGAAAGCATCATAATCAAGGGGAATTTCATTGGTGCTGACCGTCAACCTGCCACCGCCAAAGATTACTTCATTAGTCTTGAAGGACAGGGTTCTGACATCACCATCAGCAATGACCCTTGCAACAATGTCAACCATTCCTGCAACTTTGTTTGCAACCTTTTCACGCAAGTTCGGCTTGATTGCAGTGATTTTGTCACCGCCCTTTTTCGTGATGTCTTTGGATGTATCTTCATGGGAAATCAGAATGATGTTTTCATAGTCCAGGTTCATAAGCTTCTTCAAGGTTGACAGGTATTCAGTCAAGACCTTATCCCATGCCCTGAAACTGTCATCTGATTCATGGGTTATTCCCATTTGGTCATACATGTACAGTCTGCAATGCTCATAACAATCTTCAAGCAGGTCAACGATCAGGGTCTTGAACTCATTGTCCTTCTTTTCAAGTTCTTCAATAACTTCCTTGAACACTGCCCAGGCGAATGTTCTTTTCGGTGACAACCTTCCGTTTGCTTCCACTTTGTCCTTGATCGCAATGTAAGGTGCATCAACAAACTTGATGTTTCCATCAGTGTTCAGCATCAATGGATCAGGGAACTTGTTTGCGAATGTGGTTTTTCCGCTGAACGGTGAACCATACATCCAAATAACTTTCTTTTCGATTTTCTCAATGTTTCTTCTTTCTTTGCTTGGTAGTAACATGTAATCAATTCCTTTCTCACAATAATTTTGATATTCACAATAGTTACATAGGTAACCAAAATTCTTATTGAAGTCTGTTGCTTCAATGGTGTGCTTTGTGTTCAGTAAGAAGTTAATGACTTTCATTGGGTCATATTCAATCTGAACCAGTTCGGGTTCAACACCCTTCAATTCATCAAGAATCCGTTTCCTGAACTCTGACAAATCTTCTGTTTTTTTCTGCTTGATGTTGACCTTCGGAACAAACAAGAAGAAAAGGTTTCTGATGTGTTTGCCAGGGTTGCACTTTTCAAAGAAGTATTTGTATATGTGCAACTGATCTGACTGTTTGTAATTGCTGATGTTGTTGGAATACTTGAAGTCATAGATGTCATACTGATTCGGAACTTCTGAATCATGGAACATTGTCACTGGTGCAAGAAGGTCAATATAACCAATGAAATCTTCCGTTGAAATCTTAACTTCAAAATCCCCTTTGGGAATCAGCTTTGCTGCCCTTGGTATTAAGTTTTCAAGCTTCATTGCTTCGTTGATGTGATCATCTGTGATGACTGGATATGACATGAAATATTCATCCAGTGCTTTTGTCACACCCTTTTCCAGTCCTGTGTGAAGTGCTGTTCCGATAATAAGCGGATGGTCAGCATTGTCAGGCGGTAAGGTTAGTATTCGGTCACGATAACGCAGCTTGTACTTAAATGGGCATTTTTCAAAGCATTCAATTCTGCTGTGTGAACATTGCATTTTTTCACCCCTTTCACTATGTTTTGGAATCGTTCAAACCCTTTCGGATACAGAACCACACCTATTCCATTTGAACCATTGACTGCTGCTGTGTTTTTAAGCTGCAAATCAGATGGTGTTCCTGCATCACCTTTCAGTTCTGCACTAATGAAGATTCCGTTCACACAAAGCAGCAGGTCAGGGATACCGCTTTTTTGATAACCGCCACCCCATGTTTTTAAGTACCATCCGCATTCAGGAACTTTTTTCTTGTCCTGTGCTGTTCCTGCTGAATAGATGCCTTCGGATTCAAGCCATCTTTTGACTTTGCTTTCAAATTGCTTTTCTGCTGCCAATGTTCATCCTTCCTTTCAAATGTGGTACAAGGATATTCCCTTGAACTTTCCAAGCAATACCGCCACTTTCTGCAATCACTGCAAGTGGTTTCTTTACTTTTCATCCTTGACTTCAACTTTGATATAAGCTGACTTGTTGGAAGTTTTGGAACATTCGTCAGCAATTGCAGGGTATTTCTTTTTCAGCTTTGCACTGTCAATGCTTGTTGCTGTGGTTTCTGCAATGTAGGTGATTTTCAGGATGTCACTGTCAAACTTCTTGATGCTGAACTTTTCCATTGCTTCTTTCAGCTTGTCTTTCAGTTCTTTTTCTTGTGCTTCAATCTGCTTCTTTGCAGTAACCAGGTCAGCAATCTGTTGAAGCACTGCAAGCTGCTGTTCCTTGAAGGTCACAAGACCTGTTTCTTCATCAAAGGTTGCTTCACCGCATGTCTTTGGTTCACTTCCACATGTATCTGTGCATCCTTCAATGTGTGGGCAAGAATGACAGCAACCGTCAAACTTTCCCTGTGGGCATTCGTTGTTACACTTAATCATTTTCAATCATCCTTTCTATGAATACTTCTTTGTATTGAACACCGAATTCCAGTGCATCCTGATGGTTTTCAAAGTACACATCAATTCGATTGTTTTTGATTGCTCTGCCCCTGTCCTGGACTATGTACTTAATGTCATCAATGATGACTTCCGTTCCAAAGGGCAATACATTTGTGTCTGCTGCTATGGTCACACCTTCAACTGCAAGGTCACCTGATGCTGTGTAAACAAGCAACTTTCCATCTTCACTTGTCGGTCTGTCTTTTGACCAGTCACCGCAGCACTTTTCACAATGACAATATGCTGTGATTCTGAATTCACCCAAACTGACCAGTTCTGTTGTTGGTTGTGGTTCAGCAGTTGGTTGTGGTTCAGAAGTTGGGATCTTTCTGTTGATGGGTGCTGATGTCACTATTGGTGTACTGGTTTCAATCACCGTTTCATCTGTGTCAGATGCACCAACTGCCTTGATTGATATTCCCAACAGAAAACCAATTGTTGCACCTATCAGCAGGACAATGATCCAAGATATAAGAATCCTTCTAAACACAATTTGATTTTTTCTTCTATTTGTCGCAGTCCTTGAATAATTCATCTGTGAAATCCTTTCTTTGGTTAAGGGTATCAAGGATGACTTCTTCAACACTGTCTTTGCACATCATCAGGTAATAGAAGCAAGTGTTATTTTGACCTATTCTGTGAACCCTCTTTTTTGATTGTTCAAAAAGTTCACTTTTGTCAGTAAGTGTGAAGAACACAACCTTGTTTGCCTTTTGAAGATTCAGACCCATTGCACCTGCCTGATACTGCACCAGGGTGATTGAATCTTGTTCATTTTCATATGCAGTCAGGTCTTTGACATGACCATTCACCTGTGACACTGGTCTTTCAAGTTCCGCTGCTATCTGTTGAAGTGCATCCAGTTCTGCATTGAAGTTATAGAACACAATCAATCTGTCTTTTGTACTGGATACCAAGTCCTTGAAGGCTTGAAGCTTGTCTTTGTTGTAGTGACCGCATAACATCCTGGAATACAACCGCTTTGTCAGGGTGCTGTCACCAACAAGTTCAATTCCTTCTATTGTAACAAGTCCTTTTTTCCTGAACTGTATGTACTCTTTTGTTTTCGGGGATGTTACTGGAATGAATATCTGTTCAGGAAGGTCAAAACATTCTTCTGTCTTTAAGAACACTGAACCATGATCACGCATCTTTTGCTTTAATCGGTCAACATTCTTATATGGTGTTTCTTTATCAATAACATGGTGTATGAATCCATCTGATTCAACCTTGACCCAGTTCACATATTGCCTGTTGTAAAGTTCCTTGCTGATCAACCATCCAAGCAGGTTCATCTGTGACCATAGATTTTCATACTTACCTGATGTTGGTGTTCCTGAAAGAAGAATCACATTGTCAGGTTTCATTTTAAGAACGAATTTTGACCGTTTCGCTGTGTCATTCTGTATTAGGGATGATTCATCAAGCATTATTGTGAAATGCTCTAATTGAAGCAATTCTGACCTTCTGAACACCAAATCATAGTTGATGATGCCAACTGTCATGGTTGCACCATGGTAACCTGCCCATGCTGTATCATGTGAAATGAATTCATCTAACTGTTTCTTGTTTGTCAGGTCATAAACATCAACATTTTGGTAATGGTCTTGAAAGTGCTGCTTCCAGTCATCAATCTTTGACTTCTGACAAACAAGAAGATTTGTGTCTGTTCCAAGCTGCATCATCTTTTCAGATCCAACAAAGGTTTTTCCAAGACCCATGTCTAAGTAATAAGCAACCTTGTTGAATCCTTTAGTCTGTTTCAGTGCTTCCTTTTGGTGTTCGTATAGTTGCATTGGCATCACCTTCAACTTCCGATATACTCATTCAGTTTCTTTGGTGAAATGTGATAAGAAAACTTGTCACCTGACAGCTTGACTGCAAAACCGAATGGTGCAATCCCTCTTTGAAGGGAAACCCTTATAAATTGCCTTGACTTACCAAGCATCTTTGCAGCTTGATCAACAGGCACATTCTTCAACCCCTTTGGGTCAATTGTCATGTCAGAACAATCTGTTGTTCCATTCAAGAAGGCAACTGAACAATCAAGTGCTTCTGCAATCTTGTTCAAGGCAATTTCTTTTGGTTCATTTTTGCCTGATATGTACTGACTGATGGATGACTTTCCAATCCCAGTTAGTGCTGAAAGTTCAGCCTGGTTCATGTTCCGTTCCAACATTGCTTTTTTCAACTGCTCTGAAAAACTCATTTTCAACCATCCTTTCTTTAAGTTGGTTAAGCTTCCTTAACTTTTGGTGTAAAAAAATATATGGGGATTTCTTCTTTTGCAATTTGAAGCAGGTCACATGCCTTGTCAATTTCCTTCTGACTGAACTGCACTTTGTTGTTCAGCTTTTCAGACAGGGAAACGGTTGACATTGGCACTTCCGCAGCAAATGCAGCCTGTGTTCCAAACACTTCTTTGATTTTTCCCCTAAGTTTGGAATAGTCAAAAGTCACATCAATCATTCTGTTCACCTTCCTTTCATCAATTATTCTTGTGCAGTTTCCACATTTGAAACCGCTTCATCCAGTTGGTCAATTGCTTCCTGCATAGCTTCACATGCTGCATCTGACATTTCATATTTTTCAGATCCTTGAAGATTTTCAGGCATGTTATCCCTGTATTCTTCTTCATCATTCATGATGGATTCCAGGTCATCCCTTACCGAATTTATTTTTTCAATGATTTCATCAAGCTGCTTTCTTCTTGCTTTATTCATTAAAAACACCCCCTTTCATATTTGTTCAACCAGGTTGTGCAGCATGGGGATTGTTCCACACCGTTTACTGGTCTGTATTCACTTGTCAAAGAACAATGGTCAATCAGTTACACAACTTTGCATCTTGTAAGTTCGGTCTGATTGATGCCCCTGAATTCTTTGTGTTCCTTCACTGTTCCCTTGATTGACTTGATTTCATCTTCTTCAATGAAGGAACTGGTTTTCCAAGTGTAAACATTTCCTGTTGTATCAACAATCTTGTAAACCCTGGTGATTCCCCATTCAGTTTCCCAACTGGTAAGACATACAATTGAATGAACCTGAACAGTGATTCTGTCACCTATGTTTCCAATGTGCTGTGAATTCGCTTCGCTTGCTCTTTCCGCTGCTCTTTTGCGTTCTTGCTCTGCCTTTTCTGCTTGATATTCCAGTTCCCTGTTGTAGGTGGGGAACAAGGAAGCCAGGATTCCAAGGTTTCTGCCAGTCACATATTCCAAGCTGCAAACGGTTTTCAGGTTGTGCATATAATTGTTGTCTTTGTCCTGTGCCATAACCAAAGCAATTGCATCTGCAACCAGTTGAACTGTGTCAGCGGAATCAGCATTGAAACCAACAGATTCCATTTCCTTAATAAGCCTTTTCCTTACATCTTCAAATAGCATCCAACCACCATAATTCACACAGTAATAATCAAATGACCTGTCAGAAGTGCTTCTTCCTGAATCCTGTGTTCTGACATAACCAAAGTGTTTGATTGTTTCTGCAACATACCGCAGGATGGTTTCTGATTTGTAATATCTTTCACCCCTTCCACCCATAGGAACTTCACCTTGGATCAGTTCATCAAACAAGCTGATGTATTGGGCAACTGCTTCTGCACTTAAACCATTTGTGAAATCATTCAAGCAACTTTTGCCAACCTGTTTGAATTCACCTGATTCTTCATTCATAACAATGTAAGTGTCTTTCCTGTACCGCTTACTATTGCAGTGTTCACAAATTGCATCACTGGTGTAATATCTTTCAGGAACTTCAATGTCACCAATTCGGTTGATGATGTTTCCCTTTTCAGTGTGTTCAACAGAAGCAATGAACTTCCATCCATTAACAACAGCTTTTCCATCTGCTTCAACTATGATGAACCTTGCTGTGTACTCATTACCTCTTTCATCTTTCAGTTCTTTGAATTCTTCACCAATCTGACAGTAAGAAAAATCACAACCATATTGCTTGCACTTATTAAAAATGCGGTTCAGCTTCTTTTCAAGCCTGTCCATGTTATCTTCAAAAATACTGTACTGTGCCATTTTTCCACCAGTCCTTTCAATGTTTGGGTGATGTTCAAGTTAAGTTTGCTTAACCGTCAAGGACAGTATAGCATCCTTAACTTTTGCTGTCAATAGGTTTTTTCATTTTTCTTTAGCTTTTTTCTGTTTTCCTTGAAATTTCCTTAACTATGGTGTATAATAATGCGTACAATCCCATATAATAAAGATAAGGTGGTGAATAGAATGGGAGAATCCTTCAAAAATAGGCTTAACCAAGCATTAGAAATAAGAGGAATGAAACCAGTTGAATTGTCAAATAGGACTGGTTTATCAAAGGCAAGAATCAGCCAATACACAAATGGAGTTTATGAAGCTAAACAAAAAGCACTTTATCTGATTGCCAGGGCATTGAATGTGTCAGAAGCCTGGTTGATGGGGTATGATGTTCAAATGGATCGGTTGATGTATGAAAAGAATGCAGCGGAAGTGGAACTTCTTGAATGCATCCAGGTGACCTTTGGGAAGCAAGCTGTTGAATTACTTGAACACTTTGTTGAACTTAATGAAACAGGTAAAGAAAAAGCCATTGACACATTGATTGACCTTTGCATGATTGAAAAGTACACAGAAAAACTTTGATGTGTTACACATGTTACAGATGTTACGGTTACTTTGTATTTCTTATATTTTAAGGTTTTCAAAATCATCAAAATTTATAGTTTTCTCTAAAAATTAAGTAATAAGAAAAGATGTGTAACACTGTAACATGTGTAACATATCAAAAAATTAAAAAATGAAAGGCGGTACTATTATGGAATACTTTGTTGGGGCATTGTTGGTGTTATTCATCATCTTTTGTGTGGTGATGGTTGTTGCATCATCCAAAGCCAAGAAGAAGGTCAAGAAGGAATTGAAGTCAAAGGGGGCAACATTATATATTGCCTTACCGCACACCGCAGGATTACCTGTTGCAGAACACACGCTTTGTCAGTTGTATTCATACCCTGATAAAATTGAAATCAATTCCAAGGGTACACAGTTCAATCTGATGAAGAACAAAATCACTGACATTTCCATGACAAGTGACATGGACATTCAAAAGCAGTATGTTTCCAGTGCAGCAGGTGCTGTTGGTGGTGCAATGCTGTTTGGTGCTGTGGGTGCTTTGATTGGTGGAAGGGTCAAGGAAAAGAAAATCAAAGAAGTGCATCATTATCTTATTTTCACATATGAAAAGGAAGGATCTGTTGATTACATTGCTTTTGATGCAACCGCATCCTTCATACCTGCAAAGAAGTTCATTGATGAATTCAGAAGCTTGTCCAATGGTTCAACCAAGAAAATTGACCTGTAACATTCAGCCAAACATGGAAGGGGGTGAACATCATCAAGAATCCAAACGGTTATGGAACTGTTGCCAGGCTTTCAGGTAATCGCAGGAAGCCATTTGTTATCCGTAAAACAATAGGATGGAATGACAAAGGTCATCCAATCTATGAAACAATAGGGTATTGTGAAACAAGGGAAGAAGGTCTGATGATTCTTGCTGAATACAACCGTAACCCTTATGACATTGATGCTGCCAAGATAACCATGAAGGAACTGTTTGAAAAGTGGTCTGAAAAGAAGATGCCCAAATTGTCAACTTCATCCCAGGGTTCATTGAAGTCAGCTTTCAAGCACTGTGCAAAGATTGAAAAGATGAAGTACAAGGAAATCAGATCTTTCCACATGCAGGACTGCATTGATAATTGTGGATGTGGGTATTCAACCCAGTGGGCAATCAAGAACCTGTTTGGTCACCTGGACAAGTATGCACTGGAACTGGATGTCATCAATAAGTCATATTCACAGTTGATTACTGCTGAACCGATACCTGAAACCAAGAAGCAGCCATTCACAGATGAAGAAGTCACAAAGGTGTGGGTGATCCAAGACCAGGAGTGGGTTGATTCGGTTCTGTTTCTTCTTTACACTGGATTCAGAATCAGTGAAATGCTAACTGTTGAATCAAACAATGTTGACATGGATGCAAGGACAATCAAAGGCGGTATTAAGACAAGAGCAGGAAAAGACCGCATTGTTCCCATTCATTCCAAGATAGTTCAAATTGTTCAAAGAAGAAAAGACCAAGGAAACAAGCATCTGTTCAGCTATGAAGGCAAGCGAATTTCCAATAGTCAGTATTACATTCTTTGGAATGCTATCATGGAACAGTTAGGAATTGATAAAACACCCCATGAATGCAGACACACATTCAGGTCAAGGCTTGATTCCGCAGGTGCAAACAAGGTGTGTATTGACCTGATGATGGGGCATAAGTCAAAGGAAGTGGGTGAACGAATTTACACCCATAAGACAATTCAAGAATTGAAAGATGCAATTGAACTAATAACAGGTTAGTAACAAAAATAACCCCGAACCGCTAAATATAAGCAGTTCGGGGTTATGTGTGGATATTATATCACAAATAACTTGAATAAACACAAAAAAACCCGTGTTTAGAGAGTAGCACCATAAAGTTTCGAAG